CTTGTTTTCTGCAATGAATCCGTGTGGGGCGGAGATAAGTCCGGACAGGGCGCTTTAAAATCCATGATCACCGATAAAATCCAGCCGGTTGAGTACAAGGGCCGGGATTTGGCAATGTTAAGAAGTTACAAGCGGCTAATTTTTGCGACCAATGAAGAATGGGCGGTTCCGCGCGGCGCTGATGATAGGCGCTATCTGATCACTGACGTTTCGCCAGCGGCAAAAGGTAACTATGCCTATTTTAAGGATGTTAGCGACAGCATGGAAAACGGCGGCACGGCGGCGCTGTTTGACTACTTGCTGGGCTGGGACATTAGCGACTGGCACCCGCGCATGATCCCTGGAAAATTGAGCATGGCGGGCTGGGAATTAAAAATTCAGTCAGGCAGCTCCATTGTGCAATGGTGGTACGACATGCTTCAGCGTGGGTGGATAGAAAGATTAGATGTTCATAATGCTGGTATTGAACAGCAGGTATGGCAAGAACAGCTTTCAACAGAAGTAATGCAGGCAAGTTATTTGAGCTGGTGCCTGCAATATAAAATCACTCATCCTCAGCATTCAACAGTTCTCGGAAAACAACTTAGGGAATGGGGCGTAATGACCTCTAGGCCGCGTACCGATAATCCAAATAGAAAACAGTTCTATTTATTGCCAAGTTTGGAGCAGTCTCAGGATATTTTTGCTGATCGCTTTACGATACCAGCCAACGTGTGGCAAGGCTAAGATGATACTGATTAAACTAGGGTGGTCATAGTTCCTATGACCGCGGCCATAGGTGACAAAAAACAGGAGCGCACGTCGTTCGTGGGGTGGTCAGGGTGGTCATGGTGGTCATAGGTGTAAATATGCTCACACCTGTGTAGTGTGTGTATAGGTTTAACCATGATAGAGAGAGTTTTAATAATTAATTTAATAAATGTACCTATGACCACCATGACCACCCTGACCACGCCAATAAAATCAAGAGTTCTAGCGGTCATAGGTTGACCATAGCGGACAGCAATAACAGGATTGAATGATGAAACAGTTAATAGCCAGGATTATTAGTAAACAGCCTGCGACCGATCAAAAAAAAATTGACGCGGCTTATGTTTTAGGGGCTAGCGCCGAGCGCTTGCGTATTTTGCATAATGTCAATGTACTTCTTGAAAGCTATGTTGATATGGATTATGTAACGGCACCGCTAAGACAGTTTAGAGATAGTTTGGAAAATCATCATAAAAGCAATGGCGGATAAACGGCAACAGTGGGAAATGATAAAAAGCCAAGCGCCGGATGTGGCTGAGTGGCTGGGCAATATGAGCAAGGTATTCGGAAAACCCGCCTCCCTACGGGTCGAACTGGAAAAAGGCGAAGTGGTAACAACTGGACAATTCAAAGAGGCGCATCCGCGCTTGGTGTTGGGAAAAATAAGGACTTATGGTTATGGTAACTGAAATTACTAACGAACAAACAAGTATCTTTAGCACGGACGGAATTTGCGTGGTGTGCGGGGAGAATGTAGAGCCTACCATTTGCGATGGCAAGGTGGTTACGCTGATGTGGTGCCGGTCACTGTGTACTAGCATCTACATGGCGAAATGGATGACTCCTAAATTGTCCCGGTTTATCGAAGATTACATAATACATTTAAATGCGACATTGGCCGCTAAAAACGCAGGTTATTCCGAGCGAACAGCCAAGCAAATCGGTGCAGAAAACTTGACTAAACCTGTCGTAAAACAAGCGATAAGCTTAGCAATTTATGAAAGATCATTGCGATCAAAGATTACAGCTGATCAGGTGCTAAATGATATTGAAATGATCAAGCGTGACGCCATGCAAAAGATTGTTACAGTTACGCCGCAAGCAGATGGCACGTATTCAAAATTACAAGTGATGGCGAATCATGCCGGGGCATTAAAAGCATGTGAACTGCACGGAAAACATTTAAAAATGTGGACCGACAAAATAGAAGTTGGCGGAGATATTACCGTGCAAATATCGAGTCTCGATGAACACATATAAGCTCACTGATAAACAGCAGGAAGCACAACAAATATTGGCTAGTAAAGCAACGCACATTTGTTTATTTGGTGGAAGCCGAAGCGGTAAAACCTTTTTGCTAGTTAGAAACGTAGTTCTGCGAGCTATCAAAGCGCCTGGCTCACGTCATGCCATATTTCGTTATCGATTTAACGCCATCAAGTCATCCATTATTCAGGATACGTTCCCAAAAGTTATGAAACTTGCTTTTCCCGGCGTTCGTTACAGTATGAACAAAACAGACTACTTTGTCAGTTTTGATAATGACTCAGAAATCTGGTTCGGAGGTTTGGATGATAAAGAGCGCGCTGAAAAAGTTTTAGGGATGGAATTTGTAACGATTTATTTAAATGAATGCAGCCAAATCCCGCAAGCTTCGCGCGATATTGTAGTCACCCGCTTGGCACAACAGGCCGTACAGATCATTAAAAATAAACAGCCGGTCAATCTTAAGCCACGCATGTATTACGATTGCAATCCGCCGTCTAAATCCCATTGGACTTATAAAACTTTTATTTTAAAAACTGACATAGATACCCGCTTACAGGTAAAAAACCCTGACGACTTTGCAAGCTTTAAAATAAATCCGGAAGACAACCAAGCCAACTTAAGCGCTGGTTATCTGGAAACGCTTAATGGCTTAAGTGCCCGGCTTAGAAAACGTTTTTTAGCCGGTGAATTCGCTGACGCTACACCTAACGCGTTATTTACCGATGAAAATATCGACACATGGCGAATCACAGACGGCAATATACCGCAGTTAATCCGGCTGGCTGTAGCCGTTGACCCGTCCGGATCAGGAGACACAGACAATGCGGAAAATGACGCAATTGGCATTGTTGTCGGAGGCCTTGGTATCGATGGCAATGCCTATTTATTAGAGGACTGCACGGTTAAATGTGGGCCTGCGTTATGGGGCCGCGTGGCGACAGATGCCTATGACCGGCACGCCGCTGATGTTGTAGTTGGAGAGAATAATTATGGCGGTGCCATGGTTCAGCATGTGATTCAAACGGCCAGGCCTAACACGCCTTATAAGAACGTGATAGCAACTCGCGGAAAATCAGTCCGAGCAGAGCCAATCAGCGCGTTGTATGAGCAAGGCAAAGTCCGGCATGTTGGCAACTTTCCGGAACTTGAAGAGGAATTGACAGCATTTAGCACTTTTGGTTATACGGGCGGAAGCTCTCCAAACCGTGCTGACGCTTTGGTATGGCTAATCACCGAACTATTTCCCGGTATTATTAATCCACCAGAAAACCATTCACGACGGCCGCGTGAAGAAGCCCAACGCGGCCACGACCCCTTTGCAGCGAGGCGCTAACATGATCAACTGGCTAAAAACCCAATTTAACCCGGTCCCAACTCAATACGACTGTTTGCTGTTAATGATGGACGGTGAAGTGGTGATGGGTAGGGCGCAACCCGGTATGGTGATTGTTGCATGGTCAGTTGTTAACAAGCCGGACTGGTTTTTCAAGCGCGTTAAGCCTGGCAAAGTACGCGGTGAGAATCACCCGAAAGCGAGGTTATCGGATGCTGATGTCGAGACCATCATCGAACTCTATGGCGATCCAGGCGTTGGTTTGAGCTATGCGCAAATTGCTGAGAAATTCGAGTGCAGCAAGTCTACGGTTAGGGATGTGATTAAGTGCCGGACTCGGAATAAATAATGGAGAAAACGATGCTCACAAAATTAACTGAAGAAGAAAAGAAAGAAAGAAGAAAACAATATCTTAAATAATTAATACTATAAAATTACAGCTTGAATATTCATCTCAAAGAAAGGAAGTCCCTGATATTGAGTATTTAAATACAGATGAGATAAAAGACAATAAAACCCCGTGCGGATGATATAAGAAAACCCCCGTACACTTTGCACATAATAATATGAGAGTAAAAACTATGTGCATGGGCGGCTCTACACCAAAACCACCACCACCACCACCACCACCGCAAATTGCCAAGTTGCCGGATGCCGGTAAAGTACGCTCCAATCTTGGTGATCAGATGGCGGGCATGACTTTGCCTACATCGACATTATTGACCAGCGGCCAGGGCGATCCTTTGCAGGCTGATAAACTCAGCAAAAAAACCCTGTTAGGCGCTTAAGTGGCTTATACGCAAATAGAACTGTGTAACCGCCGCTGGCAAGCGCTTAAAAACGAGCGCTCTAGCTTTTTGTCTCGATGGCGGGATTTATCTGATTACATCATGCCCTACCAGGGCCGGTTTCTTGTAACCGACCGCAACCGGGGCGAAATTAAGCATAATAAAATATACGATAACACTGGCACCATTGCGTTGCGGGATTTGGCTGCTGGCATGATGTCAGGCTCTACTAGTCCAGTCTTGCCATGGTTTGCTTTGACTATCACTGATCGGGATATGTTGCAATTCCAGCCAGTAAAAAAATGGCTGAACGATGTTACTGAAATTATTCAGGATACATTACTAAAGTCTAACTGTTATCAGGTTCTGGCAGGCGCTTACCGAGAACAGGGCTTGTATGGCACCTTTGGCGCATTGCTTGAGGATAGTTTTAAAAGTGTTATCCATCTGCATCCGTTTACGGCGGGAGAATTTGCCATTGCTACGGACTGGGACGGACAGGTTAACACGCTATATCGGGAGTTTGATGTCAGTGTGGGCGCACTGGTAAGGGAATTCGGCCTTGCCAACTGTTCAAACACAGTTAAAAAGCTATACGAGCGCAACAACACGGATGCCTGGATAACTATTGCACATGGTATCGAACCGCGCAAAGAACGCGACATCACCAAAAAAGATAATAAAAACTTCCCGTTTAGTTCGATCTATTTTGAAGCGGGCAGCAATGACAAGATACTGCGTGAGTCAGGATATAAAACATTTCCATGTGTAACGCCGCGCTGGGATGTGGCAGGCGGCGATATATACGGCAATTCACCCGCTGATGATGCGATAGGCGACATCATGGCCTTGCAAGCGTCTGAATACCGCAAGCATCAAGCGATAGACTACAAAGCTAACCCGCCAAAACAAATCCCTTATTCAATGAAAGGAAGAGAAGGGGATACATTTCCTGGAGGGACATCTTATTATGACCCAGTTAGCGGCGCATATGGTATAAAAAATGCCTTAGAAATAACGCTAGACATCCGTGAATTGATGGTAGATCAGCAAGAAAAGCGCGAGCGGATTAAAGCGTCATTTTACTCTGACATCTTTAAAGCCATAACGCAGATGGTGGGCACCAAGACTGCTTATGAAGTGGCACAGATCAAGGAAGAAAAGATGATGTTCCTGGGGCCAGTAGTGGACCGCAACAACAATGAACTGCAATCTCCCTTAATCACCACCATATTTGAACGATTAGCAGCGGCCAACATGCTGCCACCGGCACCGGAAGAACTGCAAGGTCAAGAGCTAAATATCGAGCATAAATCCATTCTTTCATTGGCGCAAAAGGCCACTTCGGTAAGCGGTATTGATCGATTTACGCAACAACTGGGCGTTATAGCATCGGCAAAACCGGGCGTTCTTGATAAATTCAATGAAGATTATTGGGCCGAGCACTATAGCGACAAAATGGGCATTGATCCAGAATTAATTTACGGAGGCGAGCAAGTGGCATTGATTCGCCAGCAACGCGAACAGGCGCAACAGCAAGAACAACAACGCCAGGCTATTCAACAGGGCAGCGAGGCATTACGCAATATAGGCCAGATCAACACTCAACCGGGAACGGTAGCGGGTGATGCATTAACGATGATGTGGGGCGGTTAACATGCGTGGATTAAAACCATTTATTAATAACCTGCTTGCCGACGCAGATGGAAAACTGGTTGGTGCGAAAGGGTTAGA